TTAAGACTTGGAAAATATCAGCTTTAGCTAGGTTGACGACACCATTAACATCTTCAATAGTAACGGTTGTTTCAGTAAGTGTTTTACTTCTGATTTGCCCGACAGCTTTATTAATATAAGCTAAAACTTCCATGCCAGTTACATTTGCTGGTGCACCGGTGATTGCTGCAGCGTTTGTACCTGCACCAGTTACACCTATCGGGTGAACCCAAACAGCACTGTCTGCTTTAGCAAATATCCACTGATTTAAATCAGCGAATGTTTCACCTGCTGCTGTTAGTGCTAGTGATCCAGCGCCTGTGCCGTCAGTGTTAAATGTAAATCGTCTTTGAGTTGTAAGACTAATATCATCTAATGCTTGTGGTCTGTTTTCTCTTAAAGGGAAAAGAGATGTGTTCTTTGGCACATCAAACAACACAGCTTTATTGTTGGGTCTAAATAAATTAAAATATGAATTAGCAGCGCTGCCTACACTGACAGCGGAGTTACCAATACTGACAGTGTTTCTAAAACTTTTACCTGAATTCATTTGTATGTCCATCAGGTAATATCGTAGTTGATCATCAGTTTCCTTTGAAACTGCTCTTACACGACATGTACCAATAGAATCACCACCGAAGTCAGCTCCATCCTTCAAAACTAATTTTTGGAATCTATCAATATCAGGTAAACCTGCAGTATTACCTGACAAACCGGCAGCAGCACCATTAGAGTCAATGTTAACTAATACATAGTTTCCATAATTTGCAGGTGTTATTTCGTTATTAATTTCTGAAGTTGAAGCTGGCTTTTCGATCCGCGTTGCAAAAGGTGCTAGTATCCTAGCTCTATACCCATCGACGACTGCGATACCATCACTGACTGTCATCAATAAGTTATCATTATCTGAGTCTTTATCAAATCTTAATCTAAATGGGTCTACTACGTAATCGCCTGAGTTTTCATTTATTCGAGTTGCAACAAAGTCTCTTACTATATTATATGAATTATTTTTATTTTTATCAGCAATAACCACGCCCTCTTTGATATTTACAAGAGGTACAAAGTTATCAGCTGCGTCTAACTCACTTTCATTTGCCAAAGTTAAAGTAATTCTAAATCTGTCAGCACCGGGTGAAGATATATTAGGTACAGCACCTTGATTATCATATAAATCAGCATCATCATCAACAGTAACTACATCTTCAACTATTTTAAAACCTACAGTTTCATTTACAGTATCATTATACTTTGAAACTATAATTGATTGAGCTTCGGTAAATACAAAAAATCCTTTGACAAAGTATACACCTTGGTCTATACAAAACTGCACACCTCTTCCAACCGCAGGGTTTGCATCTGTGTTAGTAGTTTGTACAGCAAGTGTGGTCGATCCATTTGTGATATTTTCACCTGCAGTAAATCTAACAGTAGATAAGCCTGTCTGTGCACTAGGAGCGTTAGTATAGGCAACAAACAAAGTGGCAGGGTCTGAACCAGTTGCAGTCACAACTTCTAATACTTTGGCTGTCACAGTACTAGTTGAACCAGTAAACGTTGTGCCTACTAAAGATGAAGGTGTTCCAGGCAATGCTAATGATGTCGTATCAAGTTTTACAAATTCATATGAGTTGTTGAGGGTAGTTGATCCAGGCTTTACAACCCCGCCTTCTTGAAATATATTGCTTCCAAATCTAGCAATTTGAGATTGTAATAGTGTTTGTGCCTGAGTTAATTCGCGAGCTTGCAGTACTCTACCGCTATTAAATAGAATACGATAAAACCCGTCACTGTCCGTAAAGTCATCTTTATACTTTGTGGGTATGAGGGTTGAACTAAGAGTAGTAGCCATTCTTTATTTCCTTAGAATTGTACGACAACTTTAATGTCTTCATTTTGTGCCAGCGCTCGACTTACAGGTTTTCTGTGATCTATATAGAGTATCGCACCAGTTTCAGGATCTACTTCTGGTGATCTTAGGGCTGAATCAATTACACCGTCACCGGCACCATTTGTTTCAGTTATAAGCTCACCGTCTTGAAATGTTAAGAATCCAGTGTCATCATTCTGATGATAAAATATTTGATTGGAATCAATCTCATCTACAATAGCTTTTGCTGATGTAGTAGAACCTTGAATTGTTTTATCAGCGGTAAATCCTGTAACTATGCTTGAAAGTGTCATGCTCTTCAGCGCATTTCCTGTGGTTGCTAAGAAAGCTGCGCCGGCCGAAGTGCGTGGATCTCTTACTAATCCTACTTGTCTAAAGTCTTGATTAACTATCAAGTCCGAATCAGTTCCTAATAAATCAGAATGAAACATTACAGATGTAGATCTTAAATCTTCTCTGGGATCTTTACCCATACCTGAGTCAGGGCCAAGCACTGCTCGGGCAGTTGCGTTTTGTGATGCACCACCTCCAGTAATTGAAACTATAGCCCTCGTATATCCAGTGCCAAATCCTTTTACGTCACCGTTGCTAGAATCTTCTGCTCTTAATCTAACGAGTCTTCCAGTTGCAGAATCAATTGTAGGTATAAATGAAGCGTTTGAACCTGTGCCAGTAATAGTAATTGTTGGAAGTGATGAATAACCAGCACCTCCATCAGTGATAACTAAGTTAAGAATTTCTCCGGCTTTTGCATTATTCTGCACTTCTTCTTGTTTTAGCTGTATGCCAGTTGAGTTAGAATCAGTAGCTCCTTGAACCTGCACTGGCATAAAGTTTGAAGACATAAAACTGTTTGCACTGGCTGCGCTTATAGTATACAAAAATTTCCAAACGTAACCGTCAGCTAATCGCCTTGCATCATTATTTGAGTGAGTTGGTTCGTTAATAGAGGGAACAGCCGTACCAGCAGCATTTCTTCCAACCTCTAAACATACATATACTTGATTAGCTTCATTCTTTACATAATACGGACTCGCAGGGTAACCAGCTTGTTGATCATCAAACTGTGAGTATATAACGCCTGACGCCCAGTTATTTCTTGGTACCACTAGTGATGTCGCTTCAACTTTTTTCACACCTTGCAATGCATTACGAAATGATTGAATTGTTTGAGGTGAGTTAGTGGGTGTAGGTACTGTTTCAGATGAATCCCACTGCTCTGATCGACCAATACCAATATAGTACTTTCTCGTATCAGCGGTAAACTGATCAAAGAAGTCCTGTGCTATTTGTCTTCGTAAGGCGTCTGTTACTATTGCTGGCATTATCTTATCCTATTAAGTACTAACTGCTGCACCAAGCACAATCCTACGGAAAGCACCAGTGTCACTATCAAAAACTGCAAGACATGGATCACCTGATGCTCCATTCTTTACAAATATCAAAGCTCCATGCTCCGGATTATTTGGTTTATTTGCTACTGTATAAGCGTTTAAGTTAACTTGTGTTGTTCTCGATAAAACATAATCCGAGTCTACTAATGTTTCTACTGCACCTGAATCAACATAATTAAAGTTACTTAATTGTTTTAATCTAACGTAATCTGAATCTATAATTGTAGTTACTTCACCTGAGTCTAAACCGCGATTTGAATCAATCATCTTTTGTACTTCAGATGAATCCAAACCGCCGTTTGAATCAATCATCTTTTGAACTTCAGCTGAGTCTAAAGTCGATGTAACTGGTGCTCGAGCTGTTACGTAAGCAGAATCAATCAGTGCAGTTGCAAGACCAGAATCAATTGAATTTGCTCTTACAATTAAAAGAGTTTGTGATGAATCCTGTGCAATACCACTTCTCAATGCTATATAACTCGAATCTACAATACCATTGATTGAATTAGCGATGCTGCCACCGATAGTTGTATCAAGCAGCACTGTCCCTGTAGAATCAGGAAGTGTGATCGTATTATCTTTTGTAGGATCTGTAATTGTAAATGTAGTCTCAAACGAATCAGCAGTTGCACCTTCGAATACAATTGCATTACTATCAAATCCTACACCAAGATTAGCAGCTGCTCCTCCTGTTGCTACTTGTAAAGCTGCAACGTCAGTATATAATTCAGTAAAGTTATCATTTATTTTGCCGCCAGCAGTACGCAGGTCATCACCGGTTCCATCATTACCGCTGCTGCCAACACCAATTACTTGTTTAGCCATCTTAAATCCTACACATTAATTGTTATTATTTATACCGAACTTACCATTGAATTAGAATATCTTTTGAATTCTCTCTGATCGAATGTATCGAACGTAT